TCTCCTCCTTCAAGATGTCAGCCAGCTCATCATCAGACCAGCCCAGACCATCCAGATCAACGCCATCATCTCTCAACTCTGAGAGAATCCTCTCGAGTCCCTCATCGTCCCAGTCTGCTATCTCTGCAACCTTGTTGTCAGCCAATGCCAAGAGCTTTGCGTCCACTGGGTCTAAGTCCATATATCTAACAGGGACTCTATCAAGGCCCAGCTGTTGAGCCGCCAATAGTCTGGTGTGTCCTGCTATTACTTCACCGCCAGCTCTGGCAATGATTGGAGAAGCAAAGCCAAACCTCTGGATTGATTCCGCAACATGAGAGACTGCCGCCTCATTCTTTCTTGGATTCTCTGCCCAAGGTGTGAGGTCTCCAATGGGTATCCATTCAGCCGCACTCTCTTTCTTAGTCTTTGACTTGGCCATCTATCCTCCTGTGACACTGTAACATTTATTTATTATCACTGTCTCCAGCCCTATCAACTAACGCCTTGAGAGGTGAGCTGTTGGCCAGAGATGGTTGTTGTTTGACCAGTTTGGCCTTGAGCTTTGCTGACTTATAAGCCGCTCTAAATGATGCACGTTGTGCCATAACCTCAGATTGTTCCATGTTACAAAGAGCCTTCCAGCCTCCACAGGCTGACACTCCAGCTGCTATTTTATAGTTCTCTTCTGGGTCTTCGTGGAATACTTCTGGCTGTTGGTAACGTCCTAACCTTGCCACGTTCTCAACAGTCTCTCCCCAAGTCTCATCGGAGGTGTCAATGGAAGCCATCGCCTCAGATGGTATGAGAGCCAAGATTCCCCCAGGGGATGGAAACCAAGTTGCATCTGGGCCTCTGAGATATTCTCTGGTTGCGTGTTGGAGATCCTCTGCTGTGATGTCTCCAAGAACATCCAGCCAGAGAGGAGCTATGGATTCTTTGTCAATGTGCGCCCATGCCGTTGGAGCTTTGCAACCCATGGTCAACAGATAAGCCATCATCTTATTTACATCTGCTAGTGTTATCTTCATTGTTCTATCCTCTTAATGGTTGGGGTAATATCTATAATGTCTGGGCCAACATTGGCAAAGAAGTCAATGAGGTTAGCCTCCACAGATCCCTTGCCTGTCTTGGGCTTTACTGTTGAGAGTTCGTCTGACATCTCAAGATACATCTGGAACTTCCCAGCCCTGAGCAAGGTATCAATCCCATACCCTCCCTCCCTCAGTGTAGCCGCTCTCTTGTGTGTAGAGGTCTCTCTCCATCTGACAACAGCCAAGACATCATCTGAGGAGGACTCTTTGATTCTGGCTCTAAGAGCTGAGGCTCTGGACTTGGTCAGCTTGAGAGATCTACCTCCTTTGATTCTGTTGATCTCAGACCAGACGGCGTCAAGTTCGCTAACTTGACAAAGACCTTTAGGTCTATCGTTAGATTCTTTGTTCTTTGTTCTTTGTTCTTTGTTCTTTAATACCGCGCGTGGGGAGGGAGTTGGGTTGGTCTTGGGTTGGTCGTTGGAGGGAGTTGGGTTGGTCGCCTTCCTAATCTCAGGTATTTGAGTGCTATTCTTGGGAGGTGATTGGGAGGTTTTTGGGAGGGAGTTGGGAGGTGATTGGGAGGTTCCCCATTTATCCTCTGACTTGAGAGCCTGTCTGGTTGCCCAGTCAGACCAGCCCCAGCGTGATTGGAGCTGGCGCCGTGATGGTCTCTTGAGCCACTCCATCCTCTCACCGTTCTGCCAGTATCTAAGATCTTGGAACACTGCCCACTCTGGCCAGATATCAGGGAGAAGTTCTGTCACTAACTCCCAACTGTCAACGTCCATTTGAATCCATGCGCTATGTCGTTTTTTCATTTATACATTACCTTTTTATTATTACTATTATTTTGTTTGGTTGGGATCTCCCCTCCTTGGTTGGTCACCTCAGTGACCGCTAAATCACTGAGGGAGTCTACGGTTGAGACTCTACTTCCCAACCAAAGGAGGTATGTACGGGCCAACGCTAGTCGACCAAACTCACCATATCAGACCAGCCGCCAGACTTCAACCTCAACATGAGAACTCTCACCCTTTGCCGCGTAGAACTGGGAGACAAACAGCTCACAGACTTGGGCGTCATCTGTCCAGACCAGACCATTGAGGCTGTCCATCACTATCTTGGCCACGTTGTCAGAGTCTGGCTTGGTGGCCTTCCAGAGCCTCTCCACTGGGTCTTTCTTCCTCATGAGTCTCTGTGGCCTCTTGTGAACTGACACCAGCCTGAGAGCCAAGGGAACACCAGCAGGGATTGGCTCACCTGTCCAGAGCTTTCTGATCTGCTTCTGGGCTGAGGTTGTCCAGTCTCTTGTTGGCTTTGGGGTATAGGCTGTTGAGAATCTGCCCTTTGAGACAATCCTTGGTCTCTGTTTTCCCATTGGTTCCAACATGATGACAGCTCGCCATTTATCCATCTTTATTCCTTTTCTTGTTGCACGTTATATCACGCTACCGTTATAACCATAACACCCAACCAACCAAGGAGCATGAATGGAATCACTGCAATTACTAACTAGATACAACAATGACTTGAGGTTCTGGCTATTCCATAGTCCAAGCCTCAGATCAGCCGCCAACAATCTTCTCAAGCAATGGAAGATAGAAGGCTTTGAACTCAAACAACTTGTCATTATAAGTGACCTTGAGAAGCTCAGGAGGTCGCTATGAGTGAGAGAACTAAATCAGAGGAATATGTCAAGATAGCCAAGATGTTTGGCCAGCTCGCAGACTTCGCAGTGTTCCACGCAAGCGTGAACAGCTACATCAAAGGAGAGTTCCCCACCTACATGGACGGGATTCCTTTTAGAATGTTGTGTGATCAATATCGAGCTGAGAACTTAAAGAGATTGGAGGAAGAGGACAATGACTAATCAACTACACGGTGAGCCAGCCGCGCTTGGTGAGCTATTCGGCGCCTTGGCAAAGGCACAACAAGAGATTGACCCAGCAAAGAAGAGGTCATCTAATCCACACTTTAAGTCTAAATACGCTGACCTGACAACAGTATTGGATGCCATCCTTCCAGCATTGAATGAGAACAACCTGTCTCTCATGCAACTAGTGGGAGAGACTCAGGACGGGTCTGTCACGCTGACAACTATCTTGGGCCATAAGAACGGAGCCTATGTTCTGGCGCTGGCCAGTTGTCCTCTTGGTAGAGGAGGTGGGCCTCAAGGAGCTGGCTCTGGGCTGACTTATCTCAGACGATATGCCGCTCAAGCTATCGTTGGATTGGGCGCTGAGGATGATGATGGCAACACCGCCCAGGGAAGGAAGGCCAAGACCAAACCAAAGCACAACCCGAGAGAGTTGACACGTTCAGAGACCTTCAACAATAGAACTTTTGCCGCCACCTTGTCCAACATCGGTGATGGATGGACTTATGAACAAGTCGCTTGGATGTGTGAACAGAAAGACAAGCCAAGGCCCAGCAAGATGGAACAGGCTGAGAGGAATGGTCTGGTCAGACATCTGACAGAGATGGCACCAGAGAAGGTTGAAGAGTGGAAGCTCCTACACCATGAACACTTACAGATTAAAAAGGAAGAGACCAATGCTTCATAAACTATTGAAAGAGCTGAGGTTGGAGTTGGGCATGTCTCAACAGAAGTTTGGAGAGGCAACCTTGGGTATGCAACCAACAGTCTCTGACTGGGAGAGAGGAGGGAGAGTTCCCACCAAGGCCCAGTTCCGAGCAATCCTCAAGCTGGCTGAGGGTGCGCCGCTCCTGACAGCCAAACTCACAGAGGCATGGATTGATCAATGAAGCCTTTTATGTGTAGAGAGTGCGGAACTGATACAAATAATCACCTTAGATTATGTCATCCGTGTTATGTAAAATACCAGAAGGAGTTTCTAACTCCTCTGAAAACCCAACCAAACAAACCGAAAAAAGGAGAGAGTGATGAATAGCTTTGAGATGATGACAGCCGCCGCCAGAATGGTGATGGACTTAGAGGACAGTGGAGGAGAGATCTCTGATGAGAAGATCCAAGAGCTTGAGCTTCTGCTGTCCAACTCCAAGGACAAGCTGGGTGGAATCCTGGCAGTCAGAGAGCGACTGGCAATGGAGACAGCTCAACACAGAGAGTTGATTGAGCGCCATAAGATCAAGGTTGACAGACTCAAGAAGGCTCAAGACCGTCTAAACAGGCTGGCTCTGGGTCTGCTCCAAGCTCGAGCTGAGTTGGGAGAGTCCTCAACAGTGAGAGAGTCCTGGGGAACTTGTTGTATCACCAAGAGGAAGACAGTTGAGATCTCCAATGAGGCTCTGATTCCTGCCGCTTTCAAGACAGAAGAGACGACCACCAAGATCAAGATTGACAAGAAGCTCTTGAAGAAGGCTCTTGAGACTGATGATGTTGCTGGTGCCATTCTGCTGAACAAGCAATCTGTAACTTGGAGGACTAAATAATGAGAGACGAAACCAAACAAATAATCCAAGGGCTGGCAATCATTCCGATTGTCTACCTGATTACATTACTAATCATGAGCATATAAGGAGCTATCATGTCATTCTGTAACACAACTATTAATGGTCATCTTGGAAGAGATCCAGAACTCAAGACAACCTCAAAGGGGTTGAACATTGCTTCATTCTCTGTAGCTGTCAATCTCGGCTATGGTGCAAACAAGACTACTCACTGGTTCAACTGTAAGGCGTTCGGCAAGACCGCTGATATAGTCCTCGAGCATTGCAGGAAGGGCAAAGAGGTGATCGTCAATGGTGAGATGAGGAGTTCCAAGTGGGAAGATAAGCAAGGCAACAAGAGAACAAGCTGGGAGCTTATAGCCAATCAGGTTGTCTTCAAAGGCTCAAAAGAAGAGGCTCCAAAAATCGCAGCTGAGGCTGATGATTCAGAGATTCCGTTTTAGACACTCGCTCAATACACCGCTGAGAGCCAAATAACTGACGGCGAGTGGGTGGAAGGCCCACAACCAATCCAACCAAGGAGAGAGAGATGTTTGAACATAGACAGATAATAGGTGAGCTAGTCAACAAGCTGGAAGAGCTTGATGAGAACGCTATTGATCTAGCCCTCAAGATAAAGCATCTGGCCCAGAGAGGCTTGACCGCTCTGATCAAGGGAGATGTTGATGAGGCTTCATTGGCTCTGGCTCTTATCAAGAGAGAGGTAGATTGTGGAGATGATTGAGATACTGAGAACAGATTGTGCAAAATGCAAAGTAGCGCCAGCCGTTATCTTACTCAAGGCCAAGCTGTATTGTGCCAAGTGCGCTGTTGCTATTCATTACGCCTGGAACAATGAGAGAGAACCAAAGAGGAGTGAGAGATGATATTTTTAGAACCCCAGTCCACATTCAATAGAGCAATATTGGGAGTGGTTTACAAGTCATCAAATGAGCCGTCGATCTGTTATAGTGCTGACCAAGTGGTCAACGCTCTGGTTGAGGTTGAAGGTTACGAATATGAGGCCGCTGACAAATGGTATAACGATCATATCCAACCACTAGAAGACGATGAGGGTGGCCCCGTCTTTGTGTATCAGTCGGATGATAATATGATATTGCCAATCGATCTCAAAGACTACAGATGATCAAGATCAGCCTCAACAGCTTCTGTGACCAACTAGACACCATCCCCAGAGACTGGGAAGATGAGTTCACCATCAGACCAGACTCAACAGTCAAGGTCTTTGCTGACGGCTCTGTGAGCTTCGAGACAGACAAGGGTGAGTCATTCCCTAGATATCAACCAGAGATCAGAGACAGGATCCTCAAGGTCTATCTAAGATGATCGGCTATACCTCATTCACTGGAAGGCTAGAGACCAAGGCCGCAATCCGTCGCGCTGGATGGAGGTGGCTCACCACTCCTGATGAGCTGGCTCACCGAGGTTGGAATATACCAACTTGGAATAATGGAGAGGCGGCGCCATATTGTTTAGACAATGGAGCTTGGAGTTGTCACACCAAAGGATTGGAGTTCAATGTTGAAGCATTCAAGAGAGCCTTGGATTGTGCTGGCTCTGGTGCTGATTGGGTTGTCATTCCTGACATTGTAGCCCAAGGAGATAAGAGCTTGGAGTTCTCACTGTCTTGGATGGATGAGTTGACCAGCCGCTTTGATCTGTGCCTCCTGCCTGTCCAAGATGGCATGACTCCCAAACAGATAAAGCCACACCTAAACAAAGGGGTTGGTCTCTTTGTTGGTGGCTCCACAGAGTGGAAGCTCTCAAGCCTCTTTTAGTGGG